AGAAGTTACTCATATACAACCGGCAGATAGTAATTTTAAATTTGATAATCTTTTAAGTGAATGGGGCTTTAATCCGCAAGAATTTTATATTGCAGAAGATAGCATTAAGTTTTCTACTTGGGATACGCAACTTAAAGGTGGTGTCGTTGAACAAATGTATGCCTTTAAAGCTACGATTAGGCGAAAAAAACCTAAACACGACAAGTTTTACAAAGAATTAAAAGATCAAGTAATAAAAAAGAGGCCTCTTAAAGTATCCAAACAAAAAGGAGATTATGCATATTTCTTCATGTGTGCTGATTGGCAATTTGGAAAAGCAGAATACAATACTGAATGGGGTGTAGATGAAACTGTGGACTATATCAAGCAGGGAATAGAAAAGGCTAAGAAAAACATAAAAGATCTAAAAAAACTAGGAACAATAATAGATGAAATATACATAATTGGACTTGGGGATCTTATAGAAAATTGCTATGGATTTTTTGAACATCAAGCTTTTAATGTAGAGCTAACACGATCAGAACAAGAGCAGATTTCTAGAATGATGATATTGGAAGTACTTGATGGCTTATTAACATTGGCCCCTAAAATAATAATTGGTGGAGTTCCGGGAAATCATGCAGAGTACAGATGTGATAAAAACTCTATTGTTACAAGCAGACTTGATAATTCAGATACAACTATATTTCAAATAGTCGGGGAGATCATAGAAGGCAGAGAACGTTACAAGCATGTTAAAACAATAGTTCCAGATGACTTTTATTTGCTTTTAGAAGTAAAAAATAAGCGTATTTGTTTTTACCATGGCCACATGTCCGGTGGTGGATCTGGTGCAGAAGGCAAACTCATGAATTGGTGGAAGAATCAAACAATGGCTAGATTGCCGGCAGGAACGGCTGATTTCTTAGTTACAGGACATTACCACCATTTTAGAGCAGTAACAGAACGAGGTAGAACTTGGATTCAAAGCCCTAGCCTTGATACATCAACTGAATTAGAAGCTAGATTAGGCTTGACTACATCACACGGCATATTGACTTTTACATTATCTAGTAATGGCATTGACAATTTACGAATATTATAAATTAAATCGAAGATTGCATTAAAATTAATATGTGATTAAAATACAAGTATGGCAAAAGAAATAATTGCTATCGAGAATGTGGGACATACTGCTAAATTAGTGGTCAAAAACGGCACATCTTTTACCCACGAGAAATTACCATTAGGAATATTAAGAATCGAGCCAATAGACTATGTTGAAGATATTAATAGCACCGATAATGTCGTGCCTAGTAACGACAACACCAACGATTAATGAGTTATCCAACTATTTAACTTGTGTTGATCTAACTGAGAGCATTCAAGTAGTAGATCAATGGACACCATTAATAGAAAAACACTTTAAACAAGAAGATATAAATAAAGCGTTATTAATAATTTATTGTGAATCAACGGGATATGCTAATGCGATCGGTAAAAATACAAACGGCACAGAAGATCGAGGACTTTGGCAATTCAATGATAAAACATGGGCTTGGCTAACACCTAAATTAAATATAAAAGAAAATAGATTTAATCCGGAAACATCAACAAGAGTTGCTAGTTGGCTTATCTATAATGATGGTTGGCACCATTGGAATAGTTCTAAACATTGTTGGAAAGACTACGATAAAATCCAAGATTAACTAATATGTTTATATGAAGATTGTTAAAAAAGAAATTAAACTACTTCAAGAAGATAGCAACAATGTTAGGAAACATAATCAAACTAACATAGAAGCAATAACAAAATCACTTAAAAATTTTGGACAACAAAAACCTATTGTAATAAAAGATAATGTAGTAATTGCAGGTAATGGTACTTTACAAGCTAGTAAAATCTTAGGTTGGGAGTATATCGACACAGTAGAAATACCAAGTGATTGGACGGAAGAAAAAATTAGAGCGTATGCAATCGCTGATAATAAAACGCATGATCTATCAGATTGGGACAATGATCTATTACTAGAAAGCCTAAATTCATTAAATGAATTTGAACTAGATGTAGTTGGATTTGATGAAAAAGAGCTAGACGACTTAATTGAATTTCAAGATAAGCCATTTAAAACCATAAGAATTGATGTAGATGATTTAAAAGAACACCCTAAAAACTATCAAGAACACCCCGACAAGCAATTAGAAGAAATTATAGCCTCAATAGAAGATCACGGATTTTATAGAAATATAGTTATTGCTAAAGATAATACAATTCTTGCAGGACATGGTGTTGTCCTTGCAGTCAAGAAAATGGGCAGGACAAGAGTTCCGGTAATTAAATTGAACATAGATCCAAATGATACTAAAGCATTAAGAGTTTTAACTAGTGATAATGAAATAAGCAACTCGGCAAAAGTAGATGATCGAGCATTAAGCGAACTATTAAAAGAAATATTAGAAATAGACGGAGATATAAAAGGCACAGGATTTGATGAAGATCAACTATCAGCTTTAGTGTTTACAACAAGACCGGCAAGTGAAATAGGAACACATGATACTGCTAATGAATGGGTAGGCATGGACGATTTCAAACCCTATGAAGATGAGTACAAATTAGTGGTACGATTTGAAAATCAGTTTGATAAAGAAGAACTAATGGAAAAAATAGGAGTCACTTTAGTTAATAAAGAGTTTGGAAAGACCTCTAGCATTTGGTATCCGGAACGACCAAGAGAAAATCCAAGCGCAATATTTTTTGATGAGCAATAAATATCCGGTATATATAATATCTAAGGGACGACACGATGTTTGCTTTACGGCAGATATGTTTAAAAAGTATAAAGTACCCTTTAAAATTGTAGTAGAGCCACAAGAATTTGACGATTATGCAATTTTTTATGATCCGGAAATACTGATTAAAACACCTTTTAGCAACTTAGGTCTTGGATCAATACCGGCTAGGAATTTTGTTTGGGAGCATTCTAAAGAACTAGGAGCTAAAAGACATTGGATTTTTGACGATAACATTAGGCATACCAGATACTTTTGGAATGGCAGAAGAATTATTGTTAATCCTAATATTGCCCTAAATGAGATAGAAAAGTTCACAGATCGATATACAAACATAGCAATTAGTGGAATGAATTACACATTCTTTGTAAATAAAGGAGTTAAAAAACCTTATTGGCATAATAATCGAGTATTTTCTAATTTACTTATTGATAACTCACTAGATTTTAGATGGCGTGGAAGATATAACGAAGATACAGACTTATTTTTACAAGCCATGGCTAAGAAATACTGTACTGTTTTATTTAATGTATTTATGATCGATAAAAATGCTACGTTAACTATGAAAGGTGGAAACATGGGCGAGTTGTACAAAGGAGATGGACGACTAAGAATGGCTAGAGATCTTGAAGAACAATGGCCCGGAGTGGTTAAAACAGTAAGAAAATACGGCAGACCACAACATGAGATAGTAAACAAGTCTTTGCAATTTGATACACCCTTAATAAGACGGACTGATATTGATTGGGATAATATAGCTAAAGAAAAATTACAAATGAAAATTATTAAAGTTGATGAGATCGAAAGCGAGAGACTAGAATTAGCGGTGGACAACTACAATGAGTGAAATCGAATGGCAAGAAGATGAAACATATAGCGATTACAAAAGAAGAAAGCATGCAGGTATGCAAGGTATGGGCCAAAAGACTGTGAAGAATAGAGAGAATTGGACTGAACAACAAAAGCGTGGATTAAATAATAAAAATAAAGGACGCAGAAAACAAAATATAGCTAGAAAAAAATTAAAGATTCCAGATACTAAGTTTAGAGCACAAATGGGACACGAAGAAAATTGGCGTGGGGAAGTTAAGGTAGAAGTTAAAGCAGGAAAACAAGTACAAACCCTTTGGAAGAAATACACAGAAGCTAAAGAACAGGCAAATAAAAATAATATTATAGGAGATATAAGACCATTTGTCTATGTAGCCATGCCGGACGGAACGACTAACGGCTTAGTAGTTTTTGAAATAGACAAGATCGAAGAAGTTATATTAGGCTTTTTAGAGACTTGGGAAAAACAAGAACAGATATAACAACACCTTAGTTCTATGTCGACCTTTTAAAAAACTTTCTTACTTATAAGTTTACATTACTTTAATCTAAGATTAATCTTATATTAAGAGATTCGATACGACAAGGATTTAGGGAGAGGGGCGAAAATCCTCCGCAAAAACTAGAAACCTAAACGAAAAACCTTAAGGATTCGAATCTCTTACCACAACAGAGAGAGAGAAATGGCAAACATAAAAAGATACAAAGAAAACTACTGTTACAACTGTAATCGTGAGCTTATGAGACAAACTGCAAATGTTATTTTCTTTAAATCACTTAACGACTTTGCAGATGTTTGTAAATATTGCTTAATTGATGATCCAAAATTAGGTAGATTATAAACACAATAAAATAAATCTTATATTAAAGTAGAAAATACAAAGGAGTTAATTATGCAACCTAAATTTAATCCGGTTAGTTTAGCTGAAATAGCAGATATGATTGGAACGACTAGACAAAAGGTAGCGTCATACAAATATCATGGTAAGCTACCCGATCCGACTAAGATTTTAAAGTGTGGTCCATTATGGGATCATGACGAAATAGTAGACTTTATAGATACAATTGGTTTTACAGATAATCGCAAAAAATAACTTGTCATAGTCCTAGTTATAATTTCTTTATACATAAAAGGAGAATATGACAAAACGAGAACAACAAATTGCATTAAGTAAAGACTGGAACAAATCAGTCATAAAACAATTAAAAATGTCTTACGGATCAATAGATTATGTAGAACATACACAAGTAACACAAAGGTTAATTGCTTTAATACCCGATGTACAGATGATCTTGGGACACCACTTATATGACACAGTAGAAGATGATAGCGGGATTCAAAGAAAATTTTTGACCGGTGTTGAGTATACAGTAAAGGGTACTATTGATGGTCATTTAAGATCTGTTACTGAAGTTGGAATGTGTGACAAACCATTCTTTACAGAGGGAAATAAAAAAGTAGCTAATAATGGAGAACGAGCAAAAGAATGTATATC